ACCAGCGCTTGGCATTGGGTCAGCGTTCTTGCCTTTTGTTCCAGCAAGGATTTCAGCAGCAGCCTCAAAAAGTTTGTTTTGTGACATTAGGAATCTCCTTTTATTGATTGCTTATTTATATAATTTAAAGTTTTGAAATAAAATTATTGAAGAGCTTAATTGCAACCTCTTCCAATTGTTTACTTGAGGCTTTCTGAATTTGTCGTTTTGCGTTATCAATATCGACCTCTACGTATCGACCTTCGACAAACAGCCATTCTTTGCCTTCCATAATGCCGTTAACAAAAGCACCAGGAGCGGATGGGTCAGCCACAATATCAGCTGCAGTAGCCAAACGGAAATCGTCTTGAACAATACTAAGACCATTGTCGCCTGGAACCAAAGAACCCATACCTCTTGAAGAAACACCTAAGTTTACGCCAGATTCAATAAAGTTCTTAACGATGTTGCCATAAGGTGTATCAAGAATTTTTGCTTTACCAACAAAGATGTTACCATCTTGTTTTAATTCCGTGATTAGATGTGATACACGCTCTAAATTAATAGATGGTGTATCTGGATGACCTAACTCACCCAATGCACGTTTTGTATCTACATACTCTTTTACATAACGGTCAACTTCACGTTGTAGAGTATCTATTTTATACATACGGCGATTTTTGTTGCCTTGTTCAGCTACAAGAAAAGGTCCTTGTATGTATAATTCTTTTTTTCCTTCTTCAGTTGATTCTGTTAAATAATTAACATCTTCAACTCTTTCTCTAATTAGTTTCATTTTAAGCCGCATCCAAATCTGTTGAGTAAGTTGCTGTCTTAGATACTTGTAAAATTAAAGTTCCACCAGTACCTGAATTTGTTACATAAATGTTTGATGTTGCACCGTTAGCGATAGCAATATCACCTTGTGTTAGTGGCAAATAATTACTTCCTTCTAATTCCAACACTAAAGTACCTGATGTATTATTACCACGATAGATTCTCCAGAAACCATCAGTAGAAGAAACAACAGTACCAATAGAAGCTGATGTAATTATTTCTGTTGCTGGACTAGCAGAAGGTCCTGCAACCAACTGTGATAGAGTAATTAGTGTTGCAGTATTGCCAACAACGGTAATTGTTGACTTAGAACGTTTTGCGTTTACAATTTCGTATGGCATTTATCGTATTCCCATTGATTTGCGGCGGCGCATAGACATCTTTCTCTTTAAGAGTGTTCTGCCTAATTTTGCTCTACCTTTTGTTTTCCAATATCTTTTAAGCTTTCTTGCTTTGTTAATTCTCTGAATTGCTGGTATACGCTTAACTGTATTGCCAGAAATTCTATAACCTTTAATTGCTGACCTGCGAATATTCTTTTGAACAACAATTCTACCTTTTTTATTACGGCGAATTCTTCTACGAATCTTTACAACTCTACCCATCTTAATACGATTAGGTGTGCCAGCTTCATATAAATCTTCTACGTATGTATTCTCAACCACAATAGGTTTTAATTCTTCTAAAGCACCAGCAGCAATACTATTGAGTTGGTTATGTATTAACTCTTTTGCTTCTGATAGTTTATTTTGTGCAATTAAATCTATCAAATTCATTTAACTTGTTTCCAAGCAAAATCTGCGGCTTTCTTCATATGATGATTAGACCTTGACATCATATCTGAGAATTTCTTTTTGTTCTCATCATTTAATGCTTTATGTACCGTCAATATTGCATGAGCAGTTTGCACATCAATTTTACTTGCCGAACCATCTTTGTGGTTGATTGTACCATGTTGATGTGTGTCTTTAATCTTTTGTAGTTTACCTACAACATCTACAGCCTCATCTATTTGAGTTTCTTCAGCTTGTAGTGGTGCATCTACTTTTTCTTTATCTGAATAAGGTATACTAAAATACTTCTTTAGACGGTCATTATAATACAAAGCAATCTTAGTATCGTTAGGATATAAACGAATTGCTTTGCGTTTTAATACCAAAGTAAATGGTGGGTCACCTTTAAGTGTTTCGGCTTCCACAATTTCTTCTTCTTTTAAATCGTTTTCTTTACCGTATGCAGTATCACCTACTTTAATTCGGTGTGCTTTTACTTTACGGCCAGATGGACCGACTTTATAATCAGAAGTATCAAGTATACCTTCTTCTAATTCTTCTCTAACAGCTCTACGAGCTTGTTGAAAAATTTGTTTATTATTCGTTACAAGGTCAACCATCTTATTAAACAAGTCTTGCATGATTTGACGGTCTTGTTGATTGAAAACAGGTCTATCTTCACCCATTTTTGCCAATATTTTATGCAAACGATTAATCTGAGATTTGTTTGCTAAACCAGCACGAACAAGCATATCAAACTTTTGATAGTCATGTTTTTCTTCTTCAGTAAGAATGTGTTTAAATTCTTGTAACGACTTCATATTACTCTGTAGGTTGTTCTTCTGTTGCAGGTTCTTCAGTAACTTCTGGTTGACCACCAAATAGTGTTGAACCAATTTCTTGTTTCTTAGCATCTAGTGCTTCAAAAGCACGAGCAGACAACAATTCATCTAAAGCTGTTTTAGCTTCTACATTGTTACCTTGTCCTACTAAATCTATAAAGTTGCGAACTTGTTCCATAATAATCTCCTTATTTCTTATTTATACCAGTAGAAAACTTTTGTACCATTGCATCAAGCTCTGGTGTCAGCGACTCCGACCCGCCACTTTCCGAAACGTTGTCCTCGGGTGGGTATTGTTCTGCTGAAACTTGTTCTTCTGGTTGTTGGATGGGATTCCCTTGGGCATCAATAGGATCTCGTGGTCCTTCTTCTTCAATTTGTTTCTCCATTTCTTCAATTTCTTCTTCAGTCATTTTAAGAACATTCTTCTTAACCCACTCACCTGAGAAATATCGGCCTACGAATGGGTCAAGCATAGTGACCATCTGAATACGTTGTTGCAATAATTCTGCATCACGCAATTCAACAAAGTTATTATCTTTTTTATAATCGTAATATATATGTTCTTTGAATTCGTCCCATTCTTCTCTTGTGCAAATGCCTTTGAGAGCTAATTGAATACTTAGAGCATGGTCAAATACTTGTGAAAACTTATTACGAAGCTTTTGAACAAACTTATTAAATTTAAGTTCATCTCTTGTTACTTCAGTTGTGCGTCCTAAACCAACCAGACCACCACCTGCGTTTGCTGGATCCATTCTTGAGTATGGCACATTCATTGATTGCAATAACTTCTTTTGAAAGTATTGAACATCGGCCAACTCACCCAAGTTTTGTCCAGCAGGTAATGTTGTAATCTCGGTACCTTTACCACCTTCACGGCGAGGCAACCAAAAATCTTCCAACATTGACATATGTTTACGGTCATCACGCAACTCACCAGTAGCTGCATCATAAACCATTTTGTTTTTATACTTAATCATAATATCACGAAGATATTGTTCTGCCTTACCTTTCGGTAAGTTACCTACGTCAATATAAAATATACGGCGCTCAGGTGCTCGTGATAAACGATAAATCACAATCGCATCTTCAATCATTCTTAATTGATTTAAAGGTTTGATTGCTTTATGTAAATATGAAATGACGAATGTATTTTTAGCATCCATCAAACCAGAGTTAACATTGATAACTGATTCTGCCGAAATTCTTAAACCTGCGTTTGTACCAGCAGTATAGTTTTGTGCGGCTGATGGTCTTTCGTTGTAGATATAGTATTCAGCTGTTGATGCAATAATATCTGCACCAGTCTTAATATCTTTACCTTTTTTGATTTCTCTGACCTTACGAATCTTTCGTGGGTCAATGTATCGTAGTTCTTGAATACCTTCTTTTGGATTCTTTTCGTTAACTAATACATGATAGTATAAACGACCATCAATGTACCATCTACGGAAGATATCATCGGCAAGATTATTGAAGTTCATCATCTTCAAAACTGTTTTGAATTCTTCTTCAATTTTCTTTTTGATTGAATCTGGTTGTTTTAAGTTGTCCATCTTAATGTCAACAACTGTACCATCTTCATCATGTGTGATTGCCTCATCAACAATCTCTGTAACAGCTTGGTCGCACTCAGGATGATTGGACATTTCACGGTATCTTGTGATTAGTTCCAATTCATTACGAACAGCACCTTCTAGGTCAACATATGTACCATAGTGTGCGTTTTGTGTGATTGTTACCGCACCATCATCATGTGTGTCGGTAGGTAGTGCGAATGAAGCCTGTTCAGGTTTTTCTTTCTGAACGATGTCTTTATTGCCTAATGTGAAGCCAAATAGTTTGATTGCAGCCACTTATTTTGTCCTTT